GCCGGCGCAATAGCCGGCTTTTCGTTGCCTCTTGGGATGAGCCCAGATCTACCAGTTCCTGGATCAAGATCTCGTAAGAAGAGCAAGAAGCGAAAAAACCCAAGTTGGGCGTGAATTTAAAAGTTGAACACAATTAAAAGTTAATGGTAGGGTAATGATCACCTGCATGGAGCAGGATGACAGAAATTCCTGCCATCACGGAAACAGGAAACGGAAAAGGAAAAAACAAAATGGCTATTGATCTAGAAGCAATTAAGCGTCGTGTTGCAGAGCTCAGCGGTGTTAAGAAGACCTCATCGATCCAAATGTGGAAACCACAGCTTGGAGAACACAAGGTTCGCTGCCTACCCTGGAAGAATTCACCAGACGGCCAACCCTTTGCAGAACGTTGGTTCTATTACCTCGGTGAAAATGCAGGTATTCTAACACCCCACCAATTCGGCAAACCAGATCCAATCAATGATTTGATTCGAAAGCTATATAGCAGTGGTAAGCCAGATGATCGCAATCTTGCCAAGAAGCTACAACCAAAGATGCGTTGCTATGCCCCAGTCATCGTCCGAGGTGAGGAAGACAAGGGAGTTCAGGTTTGGGCATTTGGTAAGCTTGTCTATCAACGAATGCTTGGTTTCTTCCTTGATGAAGAAGTTGGTGATATTCTTTCTCCAACTGAAGGGTTTGATCTAAAGATATCGATCTCAAAGCCACCAGGAAAGCAATTCAACGATACAGTTGTTGATCCTGCTCGTAGGCCATCAAAGCTTCATGAAGATGCAAAGCAAATGGAGACATGGTTGAACACGATTCCAAACTTGGATGACATGTATCGTCTCAAGTCAACACAAGAGATTGAGACTGTTCTTAATAACTGGCTCAACGGTGGAACAACAGATTCAAGTCTCGAGGTTTCTCGAGGTCCAGCAACCACCGACGCTCTTGATGATCTCGTTGCGGAGGTTAAGTCAGCATCAACTGAGAAGCCTGCGGCCAAGAAGTCAAAGAAGGAAGACGATGGCGGCAAGAAACAATCGCTCGATGATGCCTTTGCTGATCTCATGAATGAGTGATTCTTATTTGATTGAAACATAAAAAACGCCGGGGATCAAATAGGTCTCCGGCGTTTGTACTATCACCACACTTAAGAGGATAATAACAGAACATATGGCAAAGAAATCAAAGGTTGATGATCTTGAAGATGACAGCACAGTAGCGAACATGACAAATGACCTGATCAAGGCTCTAAATAAGGAATTTGGTCAAAGGATTGCATATAACCTCGGGGAAGATGAAGCCCCGACGGTTGTCAAACGATGGTTGGACACAGGTTCCGTTCAACTAAACTATGCAATTCGAAATGCCACTCACGGTGGTTACCCTGAGGGTCGAATCATTGAGATCTCTGGCGCTCCCTCTATCGGTAAGTCTCATCTTGCCTATCACGCCGCGGCCATGGCTCAAAAGCTTGGTGGTCTCGTTGTTTATGTCGATACCGAGAATGCAACTCCTGTAGCCAAGCTTGCAACAATGGGAATCGATGTTCGTAAGCGATTTGTGTATTGCGATTCTCACTGCACAGAAGAAGTCTTTTCGATCATCGAGTCTACAATCACAAAGGCCAAGCAGATCCTTGATAAGAATGTTCCGATTCTAGTCATCTGGGATTCAGTAGCAGCGACGTCCCCTAAGGCAGAGCTTGATGGTGAATATGAGGATAACACAATTGGTCTTCAGGCCCGAGTCATCTCAAAGGGCATGCGTAAGATCACTGGAGTTATTGGGCAGAACAATGTAACTCTTCTATGCCTAAATCAATTGCGTACGGCCATCGGAGTAATGCATGGCGATCCTGATGTTACTCCTGGAGGAAAGTCAATTCCTTATCATGCATCAATTCGATTGAAGCTAACGTCTGGAACACAAGTAAAAGACAAGGCTGGTAACGTTATTGGAATTCACGTTATTGCCACGATTAAGAAGAACAAGGTTGCTCCTCCGTTCCGTAAGTGCGAATTTGACATCATCTTTGGTAAGGGAATTGTCGAGGATGAATACCTTTTCGACCAGGTTCGTTCTTATTGTAAGGACGCTGGATTCATCAAACGAAAAGGTAAGACAATCAATATTTCTGGAGAAGGTGCATGGAAAGAGCTCAGTGTCGTTGATGATAAGACAGGCGAGGTCGTTGTAGAGAAGAAATTCTATAAGTCTGAGTTTGGTGAACTTCTACGCGATGCCAAACATGGTCCATGGTTGATGGAAGCAGTTGATTGTGCATTGACGCTAGTTACTGGCCCCGCCGTAGATTCAAATGAAGTAGATGACAACGTTACTGATGATGGAGGATCAGATGACTGAACGACCAACTAATCCAATTTGGATCAAGGTAATCACTGATGATGATTCTTTGATTCCTGCGTACCAAACATCAGGTTCTGCAGGGTGTGATCTCATGTCAACAGACAACGTCGTAATTCCTTCTGGATCTCGATTGGTTGTTGGTACGGGATTGAAGATGGAAATTCCATCTGGATTTGCAGCACAGGTTTGTTCCAGATCTGGACTTGCAGCAAAGAGTGGAATTCAGGTATTAAATGCTCCCGGGCTCGTAGACAACGATTACCGTGGGGAGGTAAAGGTGATCCTGTATAACTCAGGCCGGGAAGATTTTATTGTTAAAAAAGGTGATAGGATTGCACAGCTAATGTTTTTTCCGATTTTTCAAGCGATCTTCCAGAAGGCTAAGACAGTATCAGAGACGGATCGAGGCGAAGGTGGATTTGGTAGCACTGGCGTTTAGGGTACAACATTGAGTCAAGATCATCCGATATTGATAATCGATGCCCAGAATCTTTTTATAAGGTCCTGGGCAGCCTATCCCACCATGAACAAGAATGGTGAGCAGATGGGCGGTTGTGTTGGGTTTCTTAAATCCATGCAACGAATCACGAGAGAGATTCAGCCTTGCAAGATTTACATCGTCTGGGAAGGTGGTGGTTCGCAACGCCGCAGGAAATTATATTCAGAATACAAGATGGGTAGAAAGCCTGAGAAGCTGAATCGTTTCTATGGCGATGACATACCAGATTCTGAAGAGAACAAGAAACATCAGTTGATGTCATTGCTTGGAATGTTAAAGTTTGTCCCTGTTTGTCAGGTGTATGTTTCAGATTGCGAAGGAGATGATACCATCGCACATCTATGTTCAGGTCCTCTCAGGGGTGAAGATAAGATCATAGTGTCTTCTGATAAAGACATGTATCAACTCCTAAATGATAAAACAAGAATCTATAGTCTTCACAAGAAGAAGATAGTGACTGCAGAAGATATCTTTGATGAGTTTAGGATTCGTACCCACAACTTCGCAATCGCAAAGGCGATATGCGGAGATTCAGGAGACAACGTTCCTGGAATAAAAGGTGTCGGTTTTAAAAAAGTTTCATCAAAAATTCCAATCCTGGGCGGCGACCAGATGGTAATTCTACAGGAAGTCATTGACTACTGTCAAGCGCACGTTGACGAGTCTATTATTTATCGCCGCATTATGGACAGCGTTGAAGACGTCAGAAGAAATTGGAAGCTGGTACATCTTGATGGTAGCATGTTGTCTGGAGATCAAGTTTCGAAGGTGCAATATGTCATCGATACATTTGAGCCAAAGACAGATAGGATGGGGTTAATTCGAGCGTTAGTCAAAGAAGGAATTGAAGGTTTTGACATCGAGGGATTCTTTTACGATCTAAAATGTGTGACTGCAACTCATCACACGACCGGAGATTGAAATGTCTGATTACGAAAATAAAACAACATCCAAGGTAACATTCGGTACCTATGGTAAATCATTTCAGGAAAAGATTGGTCAGGCTTTGCTAACAGATCAAAAATGGGCAGAGCAAATGACAGAAGTGTTCGATTCATCATATTTTGAATTGAAATATCTTCAGTTTCTTGCAGATCGTTACTTTGCATATTCAAAGAAGTACAAGGTCTTTCCAACGCTACAGCTTCTTGTAACGATCATTAGAGAAGACCTTAAGGTAGGAACAGACACAATTCTACGTGATCAGATCATTGAATATCTCCAACGGATGAAGGCAAATCCAGACCCAGGAGATTTGCAATTTGTGAAAGATAAATCGCTTGATTTTTGTCGAAAGCAAGCTCTTAAGGCTGCTCTTGAGAATGCAGTCGATCAAATGCAGGCAGATAAATATGAATCCATCGTAGAGTCAATTAAGAAGGCCGTCCAAGTTGGAACTGCACCGTCTGTAGGTCACGACTTCTTTAATGAGATGGACGCAAGGTTTACCCGACTTCGGCGAGATACTATTCCAACAGGCATTCCAGAATTGGATAAGAAAGAATTGCTTAATGGAGGATCTGGTAAAGGCGAATTGCTCTGTGTGGTTGGTGGATCAGGTTCAGGTAAATCCCACTTCCTTACGATGATTGGTGCCAATGCATTGAGGCATGGAAAGAACGTTCTTCATTACACGTTTGAGTTGTCTGAAACGGCAGTAGGTATCCGTTATGATTCTAATCTTTGTGACATGGATTCTAATGAAGTCATGGATCGCAAGGATGAGGTCAAAAAGTTCTATGACGATAACAAGCACCTTGGTCGGCTATTCATTAAAGAATATCCCACGAACACAGCATCCATCTTCACTATTCGATCACATGTCGAACGATTGGATTTGAAGGGCTTTAGACCAGACATCATCATCATCGATTATGCAGACATTATGAGATCGACTCGACAGTTTGATTCTCTGCGTCATGAATTAAAGCTCGTATATGAAGAGCTTAGAGGATTTGCGATGGAATATGGCATTCCTGTCTGGACTGCATCACAATCCAACAAAGAGGGAGCAAATGCAGAAATCATTGACATGACGAACATGTCAGAAGCATACGGCAAGGCAATGATCTGTGACTTCATCATCTCTGTGTCTAGAAGGTCACA